CTTTCATTGCTTCGATCTTTTCGGGAAGTTTAGCTTCTTTCGGTTTACAGGTTGGTAAGAAAAAGAACAATAATCCACCTAAAATAGTAGATAATAGTAAAAACAAAGTAGGTATCAAATGAAAAAACTATTTGCTTTACTTTTATTTTTACCATCGGCTGCTTTTGCCAACATAAAACAGGAATTTGTAACCTCTGCACAAATATCCATAGACTCGCCTTATGTAATTACTAATGCAGCCCCATCAAGCTACAGCATAAGCGGAAACAATATTACAACTTCAACAGGAACAGGAGATAGTGTAGTTACTAATGGAATCGGTGGATTAAATCTTGGAAGCTTAAGTAATGGAGTACCAGCTTTAGTTAATACAAATAAATCGGTTACAACTGCTGGTTCAGCGTTCTCACTATCGGAATCATATCAAGCTGGAGACGTAACACAATCAGCAATCACTCCTTCTAGCGGTATTGCAAGTCTTCCTGTGCTTGGTGGACAAACCACAGTAATTTCTGGAGGGACCGCTGGAAATCTCGCCCTTACGAGTGTTAGCTCTGGGATTCATACTTGCACGGCTGGAGGGTCAGGTACTAGCTGTATTGGCTCTACTACTGTCCGTATTACGATTGACTAGACTTTGGCTCATAGTTTTATTAGCATTACCAGTAAGAACACTTGCTGTTCCTGTAGTTCCACAATTTCGTTCGGGTACGAGCCAAACTTCAAGCACTTCAGAGTCAGTAATAAATGAAACCATCACGAGTCATCAATACAGAACAGGATATAGCTACTCAGCATCAGGACATAATATTGAATCCTCAGACCTTAACGGATATATCAACCCTACAGCTACAACACTTACAGAACAAACAGTTGGAGGAGTAAATTTTAGTTGGACTTCACCAAACTTAGATGCTGTACCAAGATGGAAAATAACAACCCCTGGATCAGCCTTTTCTCTTCAAGAAACTCTAATAACTCCAGGGTTAGACACAGTAACCACAATAACAAGAACAATAAATTCAACTACCACAACAGAAACTACAACTACCTTTGGGCAGTAATTTTACTTCTTTCTCCCGTCAAAACCCTTGCAAACACTACAGTCGCCTCGCCTTCGAGTAATGCCCAAGGTGTAGTGAACAATAATGCAACCATGATAACTCCGTCAACGATGCCCTCTTTTCGTATGAGTCAGGGTATTGTCTGTGCTTCTCCTAGTCTTACAATCACTCCGTATGTAACAGATGCTTGGTCATTTAACAGACCAATAGAACAGGTCACAAGGCAGAATATATATGACGAAAATACTGGTGAGATAAAATATGTTCAAGAGACTCCTAGATTTGAAAAAGATAATTACAATTTGAACTATGGTATCTCTGCTCAAATAAACATACCACTCGGAAAGTCACCAGCCCTTTGCCACAAAGCGACCCAAGTAAACATAGAAGCACAGGAATTATTGATAAAGAAAACTAAAATGGAGATCAGTTTATATCGTTTGGAGATGTGTGCAAAACAGGCAAAGCTTGGAGCTACATTTAGGCCAGGTTCTCCTAGTGCTTTGACCTGTGAAGATATTATTGTAAATATCCCACCAAATCAAGTTATTCCACATACTCACAAATTAAAGTAGGCAGTGACAGTCTAATCCCGTAAGATTTCGAGGTATGCCTAAGATAGACAAGCTACGGGTATCCACTTGTCTAAGGTACAAGGGATAATAGAAAGGCAGTGATTCGTGGCAGACGAAGTGCTTCCAAATATGCCGTACTCTCCTTGTATTAATTATTTTACATCTTTTTTCTTTTTGGTCAACTTTGTTACGACTTGTTTAACTATTGGCCGTACAAGCTGAAGTACCAATGGTGCAGAAGCACCAACCAAAGCAAGGCTAAAAACCCCAACAAACTGTGGAGCAGACGGAATGTATTGTTCTTTCCACTCAACTGCTTCATAAAGAGTTATACATTCTCTTCCATCTTGCCCTCTTTCATGCCCAATAACACGTTCCAGCTTCTTATCGTTACGAAAGTCTCCTACTCTTTGGTCATTTTTTCCAGGGCAGGGAGGAAAATCTGGTGGGGGTGGTTCAGGAGGTAAGTCAGGAATCTTTGGCTGCTCTGTTTCTGGTAAGGGCGGTGGATCGTTACTTACAGGTGCTTCTTCTGTAATGACAAGATTCTCAGGTGTATAGTCAAGAGGAATAAAACCAGGGAACGGAAAATCACAGGTAGTAAACACTCCATTAGGATCTTCTAATAATAAATTACGATTACCAGTATTTTTTATATCACGATGCTGATAAGTACAACCAGGGACATCTATTTCAGGAGGTGTTGTAATGGTTAGATAATGAGGAGTATAAGGTTCTGGTACGTCTGGGATATAAATATCAGGTATTTTTATATCAGGTATCTCCATCTTCTACATCTCCTATAGAAATAGACCAGCCATCTTCTCCAAAAGTACCTTTTTCTATAATCTTAGGTTTTTTTACTTTTTTATCTAGTTCTTCGTGATATTTTTTTATGTCATTGTCTAGCTCTAAATTGAATTTTTTCATTCGCATCCAATGAACTAATTTGTCAACGTAATATTTAATTAACTTTTTGATGAACCCAAATATCATTTTGGTAAATAAACTTCCACATAAGAATTACATTTAGGGCAAGATAAATTAGTTACCATAGAATATTCTTCTCCAAGAACAGGATGAAAATCTTCATCAATACTATGATCTCCACCCCAGATTAATTCAGTTTTACAATGCCAACAGTTCAAATTCCTAATCCTTTTGGTATTGGTAATGATTCTCCTGTTACATCAGGTAATTCTTTTTCCAGTATTTTTGGCATCATGCCTTGTACATTTCCAAGAATTTCATTCATAACTCTTGATTTGAATTGTTCTGAAGTTACATACTTGTAACCTAAGTATGCTCCACCACTCATGGAAGCTACCATTACAAATGAAACTATGCTAAGAATATTAGCAATTTTTTGAAACATGATTAAATTTGCAATTTTGAAAGCACTATCTTTTTCAAGTGTGCTTGTATTACTGCTTATTGTAGCCTTATCCCCTCTCTACGTCACTATGGGAATAATGACAAGACAAATGCAAGAATCTACTCGTTAGGATCTACTGGATATTGTGTCATATTTGGTTTGAAAGTTTTATCACTTTGTTCTGTGCTTCCATACAAGGTAACTAAAGCTGCGGTATCAGAACAAGCATCTATTTCTTTTTCTCTAGTATCACAAGCTGTTCTTACAGCATCACGATAAGTTGTTATAGCAGATGGTATTGCAGTAGATTTTTCTGCTTTTCTTACAACGTACCAATCATATCTTGCTAATAGACTACCAGCAGTTACTTTTTCCTGTGCTTTTAATACTGATTTAACACCTAAAATAATAACTTGATCTCCATTTTCATCTTTTAATAAATCACCATTTTCATCTGTTGCATTTACATCATCAACTGTCTTTGCAGTTCCATCACTCCAATAAAATCTATTATCATATACTGGATCGTCAGCTACCTCTGTAATACCGAGGGCTGTTTTCTCATCTGCTGTTGATAGTCTTAACCAGTTAGCAGGGTAATGTACATCCCCATAAGTAAAGGGAACATCAACTGCTAATGGGTTTCCGTCTAATTTAAATGCCATAACTATATACTACCTTGCCCTTGCATTTTTGAAAGGTGATTCTGCAAATGCTAAATAAATTATAGAACTACCACTTTGATTAGTGTCATTCCATGTACTTCTAATTTTAAATCCATTACTAAGAATATCAAATGGAGTCACGCTTGTATTATTTTCTTCATCTAAATCTCGGTTGGCGTATATAGTAACTAGAGCAGGGTTTGACGTGGATCTTGCCGAATCATAAATATGCCAGTTATGACCACTAACAGTATTTTTTATCATTACCCAAGCTGGTCTGAAACCTGTAAAAACAAACGTGCCATCAGCATTTCCGTTGCCTGTATATGACCCAAACTTGCTATACCCTGCTACTTCGCTGAAAGCATAAACCACCATATTACCAGAACCATCATCATAAAATTTTGTGCTTGTTGGTACTGTTAATGAAGAATCTACTTTGGCATCAGTAGCATTTAAAACTAAATAATCCATGCTTCCATCAAGAATTGTGTTGTAAGCAATCCAGTTATCAGTACTATCTCTACGTTTTCTTATATATATTTTTGGTGCAACACCTAAACCATGACCAACAGTAATACTGCTTCCATTTCGTGTATAAGTAACGATAGAAAAACCTGCGGAAGCATTTACTTTTGCAGTTGTTTGTATTGACCCATCAAAATTACTTGATCCAAGAGTTGAGTTTGTATTGACTGCACCTCCCATACCACTGTGAGAAGCACAATAATAATACAGCTGCGGAGCAGAAGCAGCTACAACTATCGTTACCTGAGTTGAGCTATTATGTGTAACCCCTGTTGTATATTCAGATCCACCGCCATGCGTACCATCTGCTGTTGTAGAAAATCTAAATGGATGTGCTGATGGATAGTTAAATATATAAGTGCCACCTTCTGCAAGATCAAGAGTTACAGCAGACGTTCCAAATCCATCAAATCTGTACTTATTACCAGAATCATCAACAACTGTTACTGTATAAGTTTTGCCATCTGTATCGCCAGCGTTCCAGTTCCATCCAACATAAGTATGTCCATTTGTGTTTGTTGCTCCTGTTCCTGAAGAATTATCTCCTAATGTAAGTCCATTGGAATTAAAAGATGTAAGAAAATTTGCATTTGTTTGTTCATCATTACTTCTATTACTCCATAATTGTCTGTCAACACCTCTTACAGAATCCATCAATGTGTTGTGATATGCCACGCTTCTAGCTTTAGCCCAAAACCAATCAGGCTGAAAATTTAACCCTGTTAATGTATGACTTGCAGCAGTACCTGTCCAAAGCAAAGTATCAAAATGTTTATTAGGTAGTTTTATTGTTGGGTCGGGTAAGTTTGCTGAATTTAGTGCCTTGAATCCTGTTGGAACTGTATAGCTAAATGCTCTTTGTCCAAAATTAAAAGTATAAGTAGCTGATAAACTTCTAACTACTGGAGCTAATTCTGTTCCAGCAGTAAATGTTCTTGCTTCGTTTGAACCAGCAGAGGGATCTCCAGATTCAAAATAAGTTCCTCCACTTCCAAACCAAATTTTTCCAGCATCAAAATCAATAGCTATTTGAATAACAGTACCAGTTGATGTTGTTGGTTTACCTGTTAAATTATTTCCCGAAAAATCTATATAATCGCCTTTATTTGGTCTATAACCTACAGCAGAATTGGCTCCTGTTGGGTTATCTGAAAAACGTAAAGTAGTTACTGCCCAACCAATCATTGATAGACCATTACTCACTCCAGTAGAATCACATACAGCCTCGTAATACCATTTACCTGACGATTGAGCAAAAGTCCCTTGAGTATTAGTATTATAGTCTGTTGCTGAAGATCCTGCTGCCTGTAAATTTCCATTTGAAAGTGTGGTATTACTATCTTTGTGAAGTCTATTAAGAGTACAGAAATTATTAGTAGGTGTATCTTCTAAAGAATCATTACCAGCACCAGCAGCTACAGAAAAACCATTTGGTGTGAAGTTGTTGCCATTACCGCTTGAATCTTTGCCAAGTGTGGTTGCAGTCGTTCCAGAATTATCTGAAAAATTTAAATAAAATCCATTTGTTCCATAACTTCCTGTATATTTTTTAGGATTCCATTGACCTGTTAATACGTCTGTTTCGCCAAAATATGAAGCATCTAATGCAAGTCCATCTATCTCTTGAAATTCGGCAATGTAAAAATTACAAGAGGTTCCTCCATCAGTTCCAATCTGTGTCTCTGCATTTGAATCATTAAAACCAAAGTCAAAATTTTGTGAAGGGTAAGTAGCAGTTGCAAAATCAGTTATTTGATCACCATTTATATACATTTTTACTCTATTACTAGCTGTCCCTTGAGTTGTGTCCAAAGCTAAAACAAAATGATACCAAGCCGAAAAATCTCTAAAGACTTGCGTAGGCTGGACTGTCATGGCTACAGAGCCGTTATAATTTCCCCATAGTCTTAGCTGTCCTCCTGATACAAAATCTATTCCATGTCTATTACTTGCATTACCAAAATTTCTAAATACAGTTGTAAAACTATCATTTACTGCTCTTTTAAACCAAAAACTAAAAGTCATGGTTCTTTTATTTGATGAACTGCTTGGAGTTCTTGCTAAATATGGGCCATCTGCACCATTAAATCTTAAACTACGTTCTACTTCGTATGCTTTCTTCCCTGCTATGAAGAAAGGATTAGGACTGCCAAGACTGCTCATTAGCTAAAGTTTCCAATAAACTGTGCAGCTATATTTGTATTGGTTCGTGCTATCCAAGCAATAACATCTACCTGGTTTGCACCTGTTGATAATGTAGGTGCTGTACCATCACTGAAATCCCAATACGATCCAAAAGCTGCGGTTCTACTTCCTGTGCCATCTTGTGTTATAAACAAAACACCACTCTGTCCAGCAGAGATATTAGAAGGGTTGGCAAAGGTAACATTACCAGTAAGAGTTGTAGAAAAATTATTACCAGTTCTAAAGTCTAATGTAATTGTAGAAGCGTAGGAGATTGCAGTAATTTCTCCAATAGTTCCTTTTGTAGTAACTCTTCCGTTACCAGAACCACCACCATTATCAAATACAAGCGTGTTTAAGGTGCTTGTTTCGTGTGCAACATTAGTAACTTTTAGTGTACTCATGGCTTGGGATTAGCGTCTTTTACAGCTTTAATGTGGGTAGCCCATGTTCCAGTAGTATCTAATTTTCCAGCAACTATATCTTTGTAAAGCATATCAAGCTGATCTCCCAAAGAAGCGTAAACAGTTGAGCCATCAGTTGTTCTATCAGTTTGATATTTGATAGCAGCAGCAGCCGTATTGAGGGCTGTTCTAGCTGCGTCTATTTTGGTTTGATCTAGTGTTACTGAATTACCATCAGCGTCAAACGCACCAGCAGAATCATCTATAGAAACAACAGGTTTTGCTTCTGATTTGTATGCTTCATAAATAGCTTCGTGATCTAAGGCCATAATAGTTTTTCCTTAATTATAGAAGATAGCCATTATGCTGCTACCTCCATTAATGTTATTGAAGATGTAGTGGAATAAGCATAATCGTACGATCTTCTATTGATATAAAGCGAAGCTGCACTTGAGGTTCCATAAACTTTGTATGTGTGGCTGTTTGTATCATTTTGACCATCAATCAAAACTGTTTTGCTTACGTTGTAACTAGAGTATGTTTCAGCCGCAGTGTCTGTTAAATGGTTATAATCCCATATAAAATGATTGTCAGTAGAAGCACCAGTACCATTAACAGCAGTTAGTTCAGATGAATCTTCATACAAGTTAAAACGTGTAGAATCACGACCAGATCTTCCATAGCCTATATCAACTCTTATTAAAATTTTATTTGATGCAGAAGTTTTTGTTATTGATGCGTTTAATCCTGTAATTTCTA